CCCCCTTGGCGACTGATGTGCCGTTAACAGTGGCGGTGGCGGTGCCGGTCCAGTTCAGTACATAGGTGCCGCTGAGGATGTTAATCCCCTCAATCACCTGCTCAATGCCACCAGCTGGTGCCGTGATGGTGCGGACGTTAGCGCTGTCAGTCCAAGTGATCGACTGGCCGGATGTGACAACCCTCCAGCGATCCAGCGTGTACTGGTTAGCGCCAGTGGTGGCAGTACCTGAAGCGTACTCGCGTTGATTGATGATCGGGTTGCCGTTGATCAGCAGGTTGCGGAAGCCAGCCAGTGGGCCAACGGCACTTGGTACTGCCGCATTGGCCGTTGACTGTGCCGCTGCTGCATTACTGACTGCAGTGTTGGCCGTTGACTGTGCCGCTGCTGCATTGGTGGCTGCAGTGTTGGCAGTTGATTGGGCCGCATCAGCAGCATCCGCAGCCGTCTTCACCGCCAACGAATTGGCAACCGTGGTGGTGGAGGTGCTGGTCGTTGAGCCGCTGATGTTCGACTGCCGCACATAGCGGCCATCGGGGTCGCCCACCGCATAGTCCACCCACTGCCAGGTGCTGCCGGAGGTTGTGTAAACCAGCCGCACCTTGATCTGGGCGCTTCCAGTGAACCCAGCGGGCTTACCGGTGAGCGGTGAAAAACTCTCGATCCCAGTGCTATTTGCAACCTCGATTCGTGTCCCGTTTGCTGCACTGGCGGGGATCGACGCCACGGTGCCCACCGGGCCATAGGGCAGGGCATTGTTGACGCCAGCCAGGGCAGCTGCTGCATCGGCTGAGGCCTGCAGTTGCTGAACCGCAATCGCATCGGTTCGATCCTGCTGCTCCTGCACCACGTACAGGTTCTGCAGGTCAGATGCCGTCAGGTCGTCCCCGATCAGGTTGGAGCCGTCCTGCCAGGGCACCGCCAGAGCGCTGGTTGGCGTCTCGCGCTTCACCGTCAGCGTCGTCCCATTGGCCGGGGCGACCGTGACTTGCACCTGGGTGCCGCTGGTCCAGGTGAAGTCCGTGCCCTCGGTCAACTGGGTTGCAAACGTCCCCGTGATGACGCTGTAACCGGTGTAGAGCTTGACGTGCGCCTTCAGCAGATAGGGGAACGGGACCGAGAAGGTCGTCGTGGACCCATTGCCCGCATATTGCGCGTAGGAGAAGGGCACGAGGAACTCTGCACCAGTGCAGCCCTCATGTTATGGGGCCCGCTACTGGCGACCAACTCCCAGGCCGGACATCCCTTCCATCCGCGTGCGCAGCTGGTTTGAGCGGTACTTCACCATCGCGCCGTAGCGCTGGGCAAAGCCCTGGGCCACGGGGTCTTCGTTGGTCAGCAGCTGAATCAGCGCTGCACGGTCGTAGTAGTCGATGATGTCCTGGATGGGCCGGTAGAGCTCGCTCTCCTTGCGCACGGAGAACTTGGCCTTGTTCACCCGCTGGTCAGGCCCCATCGGGTCTGAGGCGAGCAGTTGCTGATAGCCGGGGTTGTTCTTGAGCGCCCGCAGGGCACTGCGCATGTCGCGCCCCTGGATGAAGCTGTCGATCGGGATGTAGGGGGCGCGGCCCAGCATCTGCTCGGCAGGGATCTCCGCCTTGATGCTGCGCATCTGCACCCGATAGAACTTCTCCTCCTCGTTGGTCATGGTGAGCCCCACGTCACCCTCGCCGCCGGGGCTGGGCAGCGCCACCTGGCCGTTGGGCCGTGGCTTGGTCGTCACCCCTGCATCGAGCAGCCACTGGTAGAGGCTGTCCTGGGGCTGGATCACCGGCATGAAGGGGATCACCGCCTCGGCCGGGATGCCGAAGGGGCGCTTGATCTCGCTGCCCAGCCAGTCGAGGCGCTCGGGCGCCTTGAGCACCTGGTTGAGGCCTGGCACCGACCGGGCCCACTTTTCGCCCACCTTCTGCAGGAACTCAACCACCGGCGCCACATGGTCGGCGTAGATGGGGTCCATCCCGAGGGCCTTCTTCTCGTCGGCGGTGATGAACCGGCGCTTGTCAGTGGCCTCCAGTGCCCCGCGGCCGGCCCTAGCCACCATCGACAGCAGGCCAGACAGCGGCAGGATGCCGCCCATCTGGGTCGCCATGATGTCGGCCATGTCCGCCCGATCCGGCTGGGTCATGGCGTTCAGGATTGTGGTGGTGTTGAGCAGGCTGGCCTTGTTGTTCATCATCCGGGCCAGGGCTGTGGCCAGGCCTGTGGTGGCCTGCTGGAAGTCGCCATCGCTGATGCCCTCCTCCCAGACCAACTGCTGCAGGTCGGCATAGAGGCCCATGATGTCGATGGGGTCGATGCCGCCAAAGCGGAACCGTGCCGCCGGGATGACCTTCCCATTCAGCTGGAAGCTGTAGGGGGTGTTCAGCCGGCGCCAGCGGGCGTACTCCTCGGGGTCGGAGGGGCCGCCGCCCACAAAGCCGCCGCTGGCGATCAGGGCGCTGCTGGCCGTCAGGAACCCCAGCGACACCACCGCCTGGGCCCGGGCCTGGGCCAGCACCTCCGGCGGGGCGTTCTCCATCTGGGCCCCCAGCGCCTTGACCACAGAGGGCACGATCGTGCGGTCGATACTCCACAGCAAGGAGTTGAGCGGGGTCTTGAAGAACGGCAGCTGCCACGCCACCAGCGCGTTCTGCCGGGTCAGCCCCAGGCCCTGGATGATCGGATCCTTGATCGTGTTGGTGAAGGTGACGTTGGCCGCCCGGTCCAGGCCAATCGCCCCCAGCTCGGTGTCCGCCCGGGGGACCCCCTTGAGCTCGTTGAAGGCCTGCAGCCGCAGCACGTCGTCGGGCAGCTCGTCGCCCAGGGGGATGCCCCGTTCGCGGCGGAACTTCACCAGGTCTTCCTGGCTCATGTAGCCGCTGAACAGCGACTCCTCGGCCATCTGCTCAGCCCGGCGGGCCACGGCGTCGGAGCCGGCCCTGGCGCCGCCCAGCTCATCGAAGGAGCGCAGGTAGGCCTCATGGTTCACCTTCCAGGCGTAGGCCATGGAGCGGATCGCCTCATCGCCGGCCCCCAGCAGGCGGAACGCCGGGAGGTAGCCGCCGTCCCAGCCCAGGAACTTCTCACCCAGCTTCCCCAGCACCAGGCTGTTGGCGGCGTTGAGCACGTTCATCAGCGTCACTGCCGGCCCGGCGCCAACGGTGTTGCGCCAGTAGCTGGGGTCCCGCAGCAGATCAAACCCTGTGGTGAGGGCATCGACGATTTGCTGCTTCTCGTTCTGGATCAGATCGGGCGCGACTTCCATGGCGTTGTCCAGGCCCATCCGCGCCTTGCCGCTGCCCAGGTAGGTGGTGGCGTTCTTCCATGCCATCTGCCACGCATCCAGGGTGGCCCGGTTGGCGAACGCCGCGGCCCGCAGGCCATCCATGGCGCCGATGCGCAGGCCGCCCTCAATCACGTCCTCAACGCCGTGGTGGAAGGCGACCAGCGCACCGCTTACTGGGTTGCGGGCCAGCCAGGTGCCGGGCGACAGCAGCATGTTGTTGCGCCGGAAGTTGTTGAGCAGGGCGATCTGCGACATAAGTCGCCCCTGATTCATGCTCGTCCGGGTGAGGTTGTTCGTGCGAACAACGGCCGCCAGCTGCCGCAGCTTGAGGAAGTCCCCCTTTTCCACATGCTCAAGGGTCTGGCCCAGCAGGGTCTCGCCCTTGATGTCGGCCATCGTCAGCCGGGCCCAGTCGGCATCAGGGGAGATCAGCTCAAAGTTGCCGCCGTTGAGGTTGAACTGCAGGCCCCGGAGGGATTGGCCGATCCGGCGCCGCACCGCCGCGTCGAGGTTCTCGAAGAAGTGGGCCCACTGGGCGGCGTGCCCCAGCTGCAGCCGCAGCTCATCGGTGAGCGCACCGGCCTCCATGGCGCCGGCCACCTCCTCGAGCTTGTCGGCGTACTGGCTGACGGAATCCCACCGCGCTTTGGCGGCCTGCACCACGGCACCCGGCAGGGAGTCGATGCCCTTGAAGCGCCGGCCGAGCATCGTGGCCAGCTCGCGGACATCACCGCCGGTTTCCCGAGCCATGCGCAGCAGGCCCTGCATCGCCACCGACTCGCTGAAGGGGCGCTTCAGCTCAACGCCCTTCTTGGTGTCAGCCCGTTTGAGGCCCATCACCTCGAGCAAGGCCGTGATGTTCTCCTCCTCGGGGGACAGCTCGCTGTAGTCGATGCCGTACTGCCGGTAGTTGACCATCCGGCCGCTGGCCCCGCGGGGGCCCTCGTTGTTGCGGAACCCCATCTCCACCAAGTCCTGCACCGCCTTGGTGCCCTTGGCGATCAGGTCGGCTTCGCCCTGCTTGATCCAGGCCTCGTTGGAGACCCCCACCTCGTCGCCGGTGTAGGTGCGCAGCCTGGCGACGCTCTTGCCGGCCGCCGGCAGCCCATCCACCTCAAGGATGGCCCGGGCCGCAGCCTCCATCTCATCCAGTTGCTTGAGCTTCGCCTCGATCTCGTCGATCTGTTGGGCGAGGTTGTTGCAGTCAGCCATCAGCAGGAGCCTCCGAAGTGTTGTTTGCGCAGCTCCTCCAGCTGCTTGGCGAGCTCAGCTCGCGCCTTGGGGATGTCGGCCAGGGCCTGCTGGGCGGCCTGGGCCTCGGCCGTGCTGGGCTTGGCCTTGCCCTTGCCTTTCCCCTTGCCCTTGGGCGCCGGGGTGGC